AGTCCAAACAAAGCGTTAAGACCTGGCTCGAGTTCTTTTACTAACTGGGAACGTGAAATAGCCATGATTAGGCTCCTTGTCCAGCGACACCGGCACTACCGTACAAGTGTTCGTTAATCTTAACCACAACCACAACGTTGTTGGCGCCTGCTTCATTGGCTGGGGTGCTTAAAAAGCCAACAATTTTGACGTTCAACGCAGCGGTATTGGCGACGGTTGAGGAGTCGAGCTCCATGGCGGAAACACCCGAAACAGTGTTACCTGAACCAACGGTTACGTCAGCGTTCTTGCCAATGTCGGCCTGAACAACGTCTTCGTCTGCTTGGATGGTAAACAACTGGTTTGGATCGTCAACCACGTCAGCAATAATCTTGCCTTGTGTAATGTTGACTGAGCCAGGGTAGTAGTTGCTAAACGTTGGCTTGCCGGTGGTGGGGTCAACGTAGTTACAACCGTTGAACACGCCAACTGCTGCCGTATGGGTAGCGGGGGCGAATTGAACCAAGTAGCCGTCATAAACGGTGACGAGGTCGCCTTGGAAAATTGCTCCGGACTGATTATCCGCAATTTCGTAACCATACTGCTTTTGCCCACCAGTGGCGGACAGGTTACCCATTGGGCGTAGACCGAAGGCTTTGTCGATATTAGCCATTTGTCATTCCTTAAGAGGTTACTTTTCGGACCCTACGTCGCGAAAAGAGACTTGTGATTGTCGTTGTGGATTATTGATACGCATGGTCGAATGGGAATTCGACTTCATCATTTCATTGTCCACGGACTGAAGTTGGTCATGGGTGCGAGATGCGTAATACGCGTTTCGCTCGTTAGCTGTCTCCTCGGGTATCTTCGCTAGCAACAAGCCTCCCACGCTGAGTACACCAGCATGTCGGCCGTCTTCCACGCTTGGAGACTTGAACTCAGGGTGATCTTCGGCACGCACTAATTCGTAGCCTTCACGAAGTTTTGACGAGACGTTAATACGATCCTCCTGACCACCTGCTTCCGCACGGATCCAACGATGTTTAAACCCAGGAGGCGCTTGCGGCGCATCCAATCGTGAGGGAGGAGTCCATGGTTTACGCCGCGCAGTGTTGTCACGAGATGAATCGTCACGAGAACCGCGAGTAAGTTTTGGCAAGTTTGTGTCGCTCATGGTACTACTCCTTAACGTATTTGGCGTATTCCTCTAGCGGAACACCCAATCTTTTTGCAATCGCAACCTGGCTCGGTGAGAGCTTGACGGTGCGGCGTGCTCTATTAACCCCAGATGATCTGGAGGCAGGCGCAACCGTTTGCACGGGTCGGTTGGCACTGTTACGGGATGATGCACCACCAGAAAACTTATGTGGAAAAGATGCAGTCATCCTACGATCTAGCTCATCATAATACTCATCGGACGTTGGGTCAAACTTTTCGTCACGAACAAGCTGAATATGTATCCCTTGTGCCGCATGTGTCATGGGTACGTCCTTCCCAAACCAATCATTACGATCAGCCCAGTCTTCGGCCTTAGGGTCGGGTTCCGCGCGCCGAGCAGTCGCTTGTTGCGCATAGGCTTGCTGCTGCTGCGCATAGGCTTGCTGCTGCTGCGCTTGAGTGGCTAGGCCTTGACGGTAGTTTTCCGTCTCCACCATACGGCGTTGATCATAGTGAGCCGAGGTCAGTCGTTCTTGAGCCTCGGTCTCTGTATCTATATCACCTTCTTCACGGGCTTTGCGGATGATCTGCTTTAGTGTCGCAATCTCTGTCTGCAAACGACCCTGTGTGGCCACAACGCGTTCTTGGTCCGTGCGCTTGAACCGATCTTCAAGCTGCGTGGCTTTCTGTTGCACGTTACGGGCATAAGCGATGGCCGCCTCTTCACGGCGCTGTGTCTCCCGTAGGCGAGCCGTCAGCTTGTCAATGCGCTTCTGTACCTTGCCACTGTAAGAGTCAAGCTCCTCTTCTTGTTGAGATTGCTCAGTAGGCGCAACCTGCTCTACACCTTCTTCGCTGACCTCAACGGTTGTTTCAGTCTCGTCGGCTCCAACATCATATTCAAGTTCTTCGTTCGACATGTGCTACTCCTTAAGCAATATGCAAGACGTCTTCGGGGTCACTTACGATCCCTAAGATTTCATCATCGTTTAACAATCGAATTTCGCCACCATAAATAGCGATCCGCGCACCAGCATAGCGACCAAAGATAATCCAGTCGCCTTCCTTGCACCAAGGTCCTGAGGGGAACTTAGCTTGGTCAGCATAAGCAAGACTACCCATCTTTAGCACATACCCACAAGTGGTGCCTAGTTGTGTGCGCTTCTGGGTTTCTTCTGCCAAGAGAATGCCACCCTTGGTTTTTAGCGTACCGCGATAGGGGAGAATAGCAATACGCCAACCCGTGGGGCGCGGTACGCGGTTAACAACGTCGGGGTTCAAGCTTTCAGGCTCAAACTTGCCGCTGTCATCGTAGGCATCAAGCAAGGAAGGTTGTGTGTTCTCCTTTGCTGTTTGCCACTTACGCTCGAGTTCTGTCATGGGTGCCTCAACTACCTGTTCCATTGGAACATCTCCTCTCAGGTTAAAAATCTTTTTGGGATTCCTTGATCATCTGCTTGACCATGTCTTCCATTATTTTTAAGCCTTCGAGACGTCCCATCATGAACCGGTATCGCTCCATATTGGCGATAGTACCGTTGAGCACGATGTTTTCGGAGTCGGCCTGTAGGCGTCGAATCTCCTTGAGCACTGCCTCTGCAAATTCAAGCATGGTTAGTTTCCATGTAAAAGCAGACGGATAACCCCGTCTGAAGGCTTAATAAACTTCTAGCAAATACGGGTTGCTTTTTTGGTGCGCACGCGACCTTGACCACGGGCCGTGACCATACCACCTTTTTTAAAGCCTGTAACCGACAGATCTTTGGCTGCGGCTTCAGCCTTTTTCATTTGCTTTTCTTCTTCAATATCCGCCATCATGTCCTCTTTGGACAACGAATCACGGACATTCTTTTTGTCACCAGAAGTCTTTCTTGGTGAAACCATGCCACGCAGTCGATCAATAAACGTAGGCTTTTCCTGCTCCTTTTTTTTCTCAGCCTTTGCCTTCTCGCGATCACGAACCCGTTGCGCGGTTAACTGTGCGCGCTCACTGGGGGTCATCTCGCTTTCCTTCTTTACCATCTTGCTTGTTGCCATGTTAGTTCCTTAGTAAATTTTAACAGGGGTATTGCCATCACGCTTTTTAACCGTGCGCACAACGCCAGAGTTTGTCTTGGCTGACTTACGGGGAGCCACCACCTTTTGCTTAATGCTCTCGGTGGTATTTTTTACTGGACTGGGTTTTCTATTGCGCATTATTGTTTCCTTGCATATTGTCTTTGAGCACTTCAACTCGCTCACGACCGACCTGTGCCCGCAACTGAGCGATGTTCTCTTGGGAGTCAATCCGCGCTTGTGCGTTTTGCTGATCCTGTTGCAGCTTCTGTGAATCCAACTGCAACTTAGCTTGGTCCACTTGTGAGTCTGTTTGTTGCTCTTGCGCACGGAGCTCAAGTTCCTTTTCCTTCAATGCAACCACTGGATCTGCTTGCCCACCGCCGCCACCAGCTAACTGGTTCTGCATGTCGCGGACCTGTTGCAGATACTGCGCAATCAACAAGGCAATCATGCCTTCACGCTGGATGTCAGAGATCATGCCCTTTGGATCCACACCGTATTGCTTAAACAGTTCCACTGAGACGTCCTCTTCTGCTTTCAGGCGGACGTGCTCTAAGATGTGCTTTTGCAACGTGGTGGCGGCCAATGGATTGTTGCCAATCAACGGGCTAAGTCCTGCCATCAGGTGTGCTGCGATGTGCGCATCGTGTTGCTGTCCCGCAAACGCTTTGAGCTCCATGCCGTCCATAACGTCCCCGTTCTCTGTTGCGGGGTCCTTGGGCATTTGTGAGTTCTGCGGGCGCAAGATGCCGTCAATGTCTCGAACGTTTAGCGCTGCATACACGCGGTAATACGCTTCGTACATGTTGTGCATCTGAGGCGCGGATTGCGCCAATTGCAATTGTGTCTGTGCCAGCATCAAACGCTGAGCGGTCGAGAATATGTTAGGGTCAGCAACCGGTAGCACTGCCACCATGTTGTTGAAGTCTTGACGCTTAATCGAGCGACTCGCGCCTGGTACATCGTACGGATACTCGTCAGGAAGGTACTCACCAAAGCCTTGGGCAAGCATCTTGAATTCTAATGACTGTGAGTAGTGCAGACGCTTGTGTATGGCAGACATCACCATTGAGCCTCGCTCAAGCAAAGCAATGGTTGTGCCTACAGCGGCCTGCTGATTGCCGTCCCCTACTTGCATGTCCGCGATGCTTGCCAAACGGTTACCCGCTTGGACCGTGAAGCCCATTAACTGGAACAAGACTTGGCTCGGTTCCTTGTAAGGCATTGGCATGAGTGAGGCAGAAAGCTCCGCGCCCCCCGCGTCAATGTCTCGCCACTCGCCCGGCTGGATAGGCTTGTCATCGTCCGCGATCCGCGCGCCTTTGGCCTTGAATCCTGCGGGTAGGTTCGAGAGTGTGCCCGCATCAAGCAATTGGCGCAATGCAGCGGTTGCTGTCTTGGACAAGCCACCAATCAGGTGTACAAAACCTAAGCCATAAGCACCCAAGCCTTCGATCAACACATAGTGCACAAAGTACTCGCGGCGTAGCTTAAGCTCGTCTTCCTCTTTCCAATTGCGACGAACACCCACGACCCTGCCTGAGGACTCATCAAGCGTGACCACATAAGGCAACTTAATGCCCGTTGGCTCACCGCTATCGTCCAAGTCCTCAAAGCCAGGCAGATCCAAGTCAACAATAAACTCGAGCAGGAAGATTTCCTCTGACTCGCCGGACATGGACATACCAATGGCGCGGTCTACTGCGTCTTGAATCTGATCCGAGGGCCGTGATCCGTCTTGAGCCTGAATGTTCAAGTCCAAATACTCTCCCGCAAATACCCTTTTCAGGTACTCGTTGGAATCCATTGGTAAGCGGTGCGTGATCCGTGGGCATTGGCTCATGACGCTTGAGCCGTGGTACGGGATGTACACGTCGTCAGCCAAGCAGAGCTTGCTGACCATACGGTCTAGTTGGCTGTCAAAGTAAACCTTCTTAAAGACCGAGCCACCGTAGCCGAGATAAAACAACGCCTGATCCATCTCCGGCGTGTACTCTTGCATGACGTTGGTGATCTGGTAATTCATAAAGTCTTGAACACGCGCGGCTTGTTGCGACTTGTCCAATGTTTCCTTGCCCACCACTTGCGTTCTGACGGGGCCACCAGAGGGCATCAGTTCCTTCATGGCTTGGGATTGGAACTGCACAATTGCCTCGGTCAGCATGGGATGTACCACGCCTGCCGCACCACGGAACGGCTTGGTGCGCTCGTCAATCTTTAAGCCCAACAGATCCAAGCCCTTGGCGTAAGTCTGCTCCCAATCGGCGCGCGACTCCTTGTCTGCATCAAACAGTTGCAAGAGGTTGTCGCCAATATTGTTCAAGTCTGATGGATCAAGGACCTCGGCCAAGTTGGCGTAAAACGGCACATCCGGCTCGTCTTCCCCAATCTCAATAACCGCACTGCCATCATCTTCCAAGATGATTTCAATGTCCAACATGCCGGACATGTCTTCCTGTTCTATCTCAATGGAGACTTCAGGTAAGGAGTTCAGTGCCTTGTCAATCGACATATTCTTGCCTTGGTAAAGGGTTCACGCGGCTTTAAGCGCCTTGTTCATTTGGGTCAATTGCGCGTCCCAGCGCACGGTCACGCTCTTCAATGGTGCCGGTTCTCGTTGTCATCATAGAGCCTTCACCGCCTGTGTCTTCTTGCCAAGTAACTTGGCCATTGGTTCTCGGCCCTGGCACGCTTCCATCTAGGCTTAGCCCAAACTCACTCCTAAAGCGGTCAATGATGTACTGCCGAGTAGGGTCTACTGGGTTCTCTATTGCTTGCTTGACTTGGTCCCTGATGCCTCCAAGCCCGCCACCTGATACCTGCCGTGCGTCTTCTTCGGCCTGTAGTCTGGCGCGTTCTTCTTCGGCCTGTTGGTCTTGCTTAGCCTGAGCTTGCCTATTTAGTCCCGCTTGTATGCCCGCTTGGAGTCGAGCCTGCTCTTCGGCCTGTTGTGCCGCTTGTTGTGCTGCCGCTTGTTGTGCTGCCTGTTGTGCTGCCTGTTGTGCTGCCGCTTGTTGTGCCGCTGCCGCTTGTTGTGCGGACTGCACAATAGGCGCCGTCCAGTCATACGTGCTCTGTTCCATCCCACCAAACGCCGGTGCCTCTAAATTAAACATAGGCACAGGAGGCGTATTTGTCGATAGGTCCGGCATTTGAAACTGATAGCCGGGCTGAGACATCTCCTCTAAAGTTGGCAAGCCACCTACCGCACCGCCCTCGGCCATGCGCACCGCGCTCATCATACGACTCGCCTGTCCCTGTGGGGTTTGAGGCCGCATAGGCTGGTCGGTTTCTTGCTGCATCATTTGCGCAAAGCGCTGTCGGGCGATGGAATTCATGTGTTTTCCCTAAGGGTCCTGTTTATAGCCGATTGTAACCATCAATAGTACTCCGGCACAACATCTTCTACCTGCTCAGGGTCGTCTTCATCCGATAACAACGCAATAAAGTTGCCTTGCCGAAAGCGCATTAAAGCCATTGTGGTCGAGTCTACCATGTCATCGTGATCCCCGTTAGGAAAAGCAGCACACTCCTCCACCAACTCCTCCGCCCATGCCGTGTCGGGTGCCCACACCAACCCACTCTCCAAAATAGGTGACACCGCGTTTGCCCGCGAGACCTTGTCCGTGCCCGTGCGCCGCCCACCAGGCGTGTAAGTCGTCACAGGAATGCCGAGCCTGCGCATTTCCTGCTGCAAGGACACACCCGTTGCCTTGGCCTCAATCAACACATTGTCTGGATTCCAGTACTTGTACTCGTCTAACGCCACCCGCTTTAACTCAGGAAAGTCCCACCGACCACGCTTCACGCCCAACAAGATAATGTTCGCGCCCTCGTCCATTGACGGGAAGAACACACCCCACGTCGTGATGACAGAAAAGTCCGCCGTCTCCTTTTTTGAGTACGCCGTGTCATACGATTGAATAATATAATCAACCGCGGGCGGTGAGTCTTGGTCCCAGCGCTGCCACCACTCCCGCTTTAAAATCGCCCCCTCATCATTGGTCGGCTGCTGTTGGTACATCGCGTTCCACTTCTGCACGGACAACGATGCGCGGACCGCTTCTAATTCCTCAAGCTTCCAGTACTCCGGCCACAAGGGCTTGCCTGACGGCATGATGGCAGGAAACTCAATGACCTCCCACTTGTCCGCATTGTGGCTCGTCTGCGCCTTAATCAGGCGTGCTGTAAGATCTCTCGTGCCCCATCTTGTCATTATTATGAGAATAGCCCCGCCAGGTTGCAAGCGAGTTCGAGGTCCACCCTGATACCAGTCCCAAGCGTTCTCAAGCGCTAACTCACTCATCGCATCTTGCTCGGAGTTGTGTGTTACCACGTAGCCCCGACCGGCTAAGAATAAACCGTCCGGCCTGTCTACCGTAATACACTGGACTGACCCTGTCGTTCCAGTCGCCTCAACGGTGATACTGCGTGAGCGCTTGTCTTGTGGGGTGCGTGTGTACATACGCTTTCTAGGCATGCGAGCGCAATCCTCTAACCGAAACATCACTCTGTGTTGTGTTTGAGCGCTTGCCCACCGACCACGGTTGTCCTCATACGAACGCATTTGGCACTTGACGCCTAAGGAATGCAGCAGTTCCACTGCCGACCTAACTAGCCCAGCGTTAGCACTATAAAACCCCGCTTGACCTGTTTTCGTCACAGATCCGTCCGTGTCTACCAAGCCCTGTAACAAGGACATACGTTGGCTTTCAGATGCTAGCAAGTACTGCTCAGGCACATGCTTGTTGTTCAAAACCCCTAACGCTTTTAGCTGCTGGTGTAGCCCGTATACGGTGAAGGTGTACCCACACTTCGTAAATCCCCCCACCTTATATCCCGCTTTCTCAAACTGCTCAATCATGTACGGCTGGTCATCCGGATGAGCTGTAATGCGGCCGGACGAAGACGTGCCATCCCCAAGCCACGCGCCAAGGACCCAAGGGTCGACAGGTAGACACGCTTCTGCGTATTGCACGGGTTGATGCCTGGGCAATATCGGACGGTTTTTTTGTGGCCAACTTGCCAAGTACTCCGCTGTTTGATTGACCACCCGCGCTCTAGCTAAATTCGTGTCCGAATTAATCCCCCACAAATGTTTGGCATCGCACAAGATTTCTTCATTGTCGTCCGTTATAACGGAGTAAAGCTCCCTGTCATGCCAAACTGCGGACTTTGATACCACACGTATGGGGTTGCCATCAGGACCAAACACTTGGTCTCCAACTTTCAAATCCTGTATCTCCACAAACCCGTTTGGCGTAGGGATTGGCGTCGTGATCTCCAAAGCATGCGGATCATCAATTACCAACAAATCCGCACCGCGGCCCGTGACAGCACCGCCCACACCGACAGCAAAGTAACTGCCACCCTTGTTCGTGTCCCAGCGACCAGCTGCCTTGGAATCAGACTTTAACTTCACCTCGGGAAACAACTCCTCATACTTGTCCGTGTCCATCAAGTCACGTACCTTCCTGCCAAACTTCACCGCTAACTCAGCCGTGTGTGTCGCCTCAATGATCTGGAGCCGCGGATCACGGCCCATGAGGTACGACGGCAGCAGATATGACGATAGCTCGGATTTTGAGTGTCTCGGTGGAAGATTCAAAATCAACCGTTTCAACGTCCCATTGGCAATGCGATCAAACGCATCTGCAATCTTCTTGTGGTGCGCACCCAGTATCGCCTCAGGCCACATGTACTTAACGTAGCTTAAGAACGAATCACGGGCCGCGTCTCGGGCTTCAATCTGCGAGAGCCTCAGCTCAAGCTTTAACCGCTCACTTTCAACGTCTTCCGGCTCACGGACCATGCTACGGGTGCCTATTTGGTTTGAGATTTATAAATTTTCTAGTGGATATTGGTTTATACAACAAAGGGGTGTGTTTCGGCAAGCCCGTCCTTCATTTACTTCTAGGCACTCATATTTTGTGCGAAATCGGGCATAAACCTCGGACACCGCGCAAGGGGGCGATTTTGGGGTGAGAATGCTTCTCATTCGCGTTACCATACCAAAGCCCATAGGTACCCTAACCCTCCCCTCCCATTGTTTCACGTGGAACACGGTCCGCGGTGCTTGGTTCGTGGTGCTTGGTTCGTGGTGTTTGGTCCGTGTTGCTTGGTTCGTGGTTCATTGCCCCTGACTATCAATGCCTGGCTCGCGATAGGTTAACGCTATCCGCTATCGATGCCTGGCTCGCGATAGGTTAACGCTATCCGCTATCGATGCCTGGCTCGCGATAGGTTAACGCTATCCGCTATCGATGCCTGGCTCGCGATAGGCTTGGTCTATGGATCGCGGCTCACGGCTCACGGCTCACGGCTCACGGCTCACGGCTCACGGCTCACGGATCACGGCTCACGGATCGCGAATTGTTTCACGTGGAACATTGATCACGGTTCGCGGTTCGCGCACCATGGGTAACGCACCACGGGGAAATAGTGACGGATCAAGGGCAACGGATCACGCGCCTTGTTTACATTCCGTGAACACTAGCACAATATAATCAATCAGTATTCACAAATCGTGAACACTTGGTTAAACGATTAGGGACAATTAATTTGACTATGATACTTCTCGCATCAATAGAAAAATACAATGACCAGTTAGGTGCTAGGAGTGTTTTTTGTGTTATCGTGTATTTGTACTTACTTGATTCACTATATATAGAGAGAAAAAATCATGACAACAACTCATTATGACTACGCCATTAACGAAATGTTCGCTTCAGCTTTGATTACTAATGACTACACTACAGTGACGGATAGCGAATACGCTACACTTGACCAATGGATCGATGATAATGAGATAAGATCAGGCTATTGGACTATTGAAGACGATCAACGTGAAACTGCAAAATGCGAGATCACTGGATTGTTGTCCGTTTGCATCACAATTCGTCAATATTTTCGCCGTTAATACGGTATTTTTCAAAACTATACAGAGAGAAAAATCATGAAAAAGACAATTAGCTTACACGGCTTTGTTAGCGCGTTTACTGAGATGGGTCGTTATGATCAGTTTTCGCTTGAGGGTTTAAAAGTCATATATAAATTTATCACTGACCACGAATCAGAAAGCAGTCAAGAAATAGGTCTTGACGTTATCGCGATCTGCTGTGAAGTCACAGAATCTACACCATCACAAATTTTCGTTGACTATGCTGTCACCGGCATTGACCTAAAAGACCCAAATTTAATGGCGAAAGCCTTTGAGTACTTGGAATGCAAAACCATTGTTTTGGGACAGACTGAAACAACTATTATTTATTACGAATTTTAAAGGGGTTACTTTCATGACCATTATTCACTACTATTGTAAACACAGACAACAAGGCGATATGCCGCGTTTTTTAATACAGATAGATTCGCCATGCAAGCGTTATAAATTCAGAATAGTCACGATCAACGGCAATTTAATCGGTTATTTTGATCATTGCGATAGCGCCTTAGCCTATTGCGACTCGCAATAGGTACACTCTTGTTTATCAGATTTACCCTTTTAATAGTTATTTTTAATTAGCGGACAATGCCGGTTTCAAGTTAAATTGGCAGTGTCTCAAACCTATACAGAGAGAGAGAAATCATGAAAGAAATCAAAATCACACAAGCAAACTCGCAAAAAATTGAAGAAGCTTTGCGAGAAATCAATTTGAAATCTACAGCGCATACGTACACACGCTTTGATCAAGTCGAAAATTTGACGGTAGACGCTGAAAGCAGATTGACAAAGCTACTCGGCGCAAAAAAGCATTTTACTGGAGCGATATTTGATGCGATCAGCGGCGCCGCTGTGCCGAGTTCTTACAAATATTTACGTGATGCGACGTGTGTTAATTTGGTGCGCAAAGCTGGTGGCTGGTATCTAATCGATGCGGTTTCAACCGTCATCCATAAAGCAGGCGGCAAAAAAATACTTAGTTTGACATCTGATCAAGACGCTATCGTATGTAAAAAAGTACGTACGAATTACAGTCGCTGTTAGATTGAACACTCAAGCCCGTGCCGGTTTGGCACGGGCAACTATGAAGCAATTTTGCTTAAGGCCGCGGCAATCAAGGCCCTAATTAATTCGGAGTTCTAAAATGAAAACAATTTACTGCTTGTTTGATTGCGATCATAAGGCCATAGGTAACCCCATGGGATATAAAACCGAATCGGCCGCACGTGCAGTCGCCAATAACCCGAAAAATAAAGCTTATGCCTCAATTAAACAGGCATGGCGCGCTAAAGTTTCAAAATGGGCGTTTTTAGATAACCGTTATCAAAGCTTCGAGCACTGCTATCAGATAGAAACCCTTTATAGATAAAATCAATCCCGCAAATGCCGCGTTTTGTTATAGTGGCATTGTCTTAAACCATACAGTGAGAAAAAATCATGAGCAAACTACTATCAATCGACACCAACTCAAAGACCGTTAAGGGCCAAAAACAGGGCTTTATTACCGGTATTCTATATTTAGCACCTGCCGAGTTATCAGGCCGCAATGTATGCGCTAACGCAAAGACGGCCGGATGTACAGACGGGTGCTTGAATAAGGCCGGTTTAGGTGGCGTTTACAGTAGCATTCAAGAGGCCAGAATTAGGAAAACTAATTGGTTTTTTGACGATCGCCAAAGCTTCATGATTCAAATTGTAAAAGACATCGAAGCGTTACAACGCAAGGCCGCCAGGCTTGGCTTGATTCCTGTCGTTCGCCTAAATGGGACTAGTGACATACGGTGGGAAACCGTGAAATTTGATTACACGTTTGCGCACGACAAAACGCGTTTAGTAACCATTTTCCAATTATTCCCCGACGTGCAGTTTTACGACTACACCAAACTAAGCAACAGAAAAGACATCCCTTCAAATTACGATTTGACGTTTTCGTTTTCAGGCCGCGAAGCTTACCGGATCCATAACTTGAAAGCGTTCGCACAAAAGATGCGCGTTGCGGTTGTTTTCCATTCCAAAGACTTGCCTACTGAATTTTTCGGTAAGCATGTGTTGAATGGTGATGAGTCGGACTTGCGGTTTTTGGATCCGCAAGATTCGATCATAGGGCTGTACGCAAAGGGCCCCGCTAAGAGGGATACCGGCGGGTTTGTTGTTCACTTAGTGCGGGGTTAACCATGGATCAGGATTTGGCACTACTTACATTGGCCGCAAAGTGTGGCGCATATCAATTGGGATGCATCAGGGCGTTGGCTTTGCTTCAAGATGGCGATGCTACTGACACGGATGCCATACGTGTAGCGCGTCTTTTGGAAGAGATTTTGAAGGGAAGCGATCATGCGTGAAATTCTTAAGGGTATCTTATACGGCGCGGTTATCGGCGTGCCATTAATTATCGTTCAATTACTTTGGGGGATTTGATTATGTACGAGGTGCAAACATATACATTTTGTGACGGTTACGTTAACACGTGGCTAAACGCAGACGACACACCAAGGCAGTACGCCACACGCAAGCAAGCCAAGGCAGACTTGCGCGATTACTTCGCCGACTGTCAGGGAGCGGTAGACGACGGCGAGATACTTGATTTTGAGAATGATTTAATTATTGTGAGGGTTGAACTATGACTATGCAAGCCAAAGGAATGCTACAAACAATCAAACGCTTAGTGCTATTCATACTTGCTCAAGCGGCAATGGGTGCCGTGTTCAAAGACAAGAACAAACGCAAACGCTAACCGATAAACCCCTACAGCGGCCATTATTGGCCGCTTTTTTTGGTTAGTTGATAGGCAAGGTCCGACCAGTCAATCGCGGTCAATGTGTAAGACGCGACAGGCTCGAGCTTTACTCCGTGCTCGACCAGATCAAGCGTCTGGTGGTTACTGTACAGTCGCAGTGTTGCAGGCTGCTTTGACGTAGGGCTTGGGTGATACTCGACCAAGATGAACGTAGGACAGCCTGCGGTCGCGTGTTTGACGTGGTAACTAATCTGATGAGGGGATAGATTCACTTTTAACCCCTTCGCCACCACCTTCAATTCGACCATTAGGAACTTCGAATTTAAAGCTACCAAAAGATCCGGTGTGCCCAGATTCACCCGCGACTCGATCCGCGTCAATATCGCCTGAGTTAAGTTCCGCTTGATCCTCTGGTAAAGCTTCGCTTCCTGAGTCATTTTCAATTGTCCTCACGTCAATATCTTCAATAGTACTCTGAGCACCACCGTAGATTTTTTTGATTTCCTCAAGCTTGCGCATAACTTCTTCTTTGCTCATGCTGTCGATGGTTCCATGGCGGATTTCTTTGCGGTCAATATAAATGCTGCCCAAAGCTTGCCCTCTTCGGTACTCCGCGGTCACCGCAGCACCATAGTTTCCCGCTTCCAATGCCTTATCACGAATATCCATCAAGTCGCGCATATGTCGCTCGTATGTCGTGCCGTACTTTTCGGCCACTTCACGCCGAAATTCCTTGATAGCGGCCACTACGTGGGGGTTTTTGACAGGATTCGTGAGTGTGTTGGCCACACGAACAGCCATGTTATCCTGATACCCCGCCCGAAGTGCCGCTTCACGTGGGGTGACGTGACCAGAGCCGGCGACAAGTTCTTGTACAAAAGTCCACTCTCGACTGGTCAAGCTTCGCTTCTGGTCTTTCAAGGGACCCACGTCAGTGGCTAGCCGCTCTTCCATCCGTGGGGAGTACAGTGGGCTTTCCAGTGTCGGATCGTTCTTTAGTGCCTTGGGCTGCCGTCCCCGAGTACGGCCTGATGTCGGACCCATTAAGCGATCCTCCGAGCAACCCAGACAGAATAGTTCGTGGGCATCGGTCGAACAGTAAAGACCCTCGTTGGATACCTACGCTTAAAGCTTTTGAGTGCATTCCTGACTTTAGTCGCCTGCGCGGCACTATAGACTAAGAAGTAATCATTCACAATTAACGCCTTGAACGGGTAGCGTGAGCGTCCGTTCTTTTCCGCAGGCATCGTATGCCCGCGACTGGCGATCCCCGTCCCTTCCACGGGCTTATCAAAATGTCTTGGCATAACAGTCTCCTTGATTTGACGTAATAGACACCCGTAACGGGCGTAAGCACCGCTACAAGCCTAAATACTACCCTAAAAAGCACCACTAGGCAAGAAAACACCACCAATCCAAGCCCAATCCCCCTCAAATTAGGGCAAACATTACGGCAAAAAAACAGAGACGTAATGGCGCGCGTCACGGCAAACCCAGACAAACCGTTAAAAGCCTCGAAACACACCACTAAGGGCAACACTAAGGGTGCTTACGGCACATTACGTCAAAAAAAATAAACGGGAAGGCAAAACATTACGTCAAACTCTATAAGGGGTGTGTTACATACAATATTAAATATTTCTTAGGAAAAAAGCCGCGCGCGTACCCCGTAAACTAGATACTTTTATTACGTCATTACGTTACACCAAATCTGACGTAATAAGTACCCACTTGAAGAACCGCATGGATAAAGGCTCATTACGGCATTACACTATAGGGGTGTTACGGACGTGTTTTTTTTCGTTTTGTTTTTTTGTATGTAACACACCCCTTACTAGATTCAACGTAATGCTGTTTTTCGATTCAACGTAATATGCCGTAATAAGTACCCACTACAAAGCAGAAAAAAACCTGTTGTATTATATTGCGCAACAGTGCTACTATTGCCCTGTAGCGTTTTACACAGTACTTATCACTTACTTTTTGTACCAAACCAAAATACTGGAGAAAGATCATGACACACTTTAAACAACCCTGCCCCGTGGGCCGTGAAGCGCGACTCACGCCATTTGGCTCTCGCACCCTGCTCCGAGACGCTTCTTACCATCTGTCTGACGCGGAGGTTGCGCGACTGATTGCTGTCTTGTCCCCTGCCGTTTCTGTGACGGATGAGGGTCCGACTGTTTTTCTGTCTGCCCGCCAGGTGGTGTCAGGTGGCGACACGGCTTTTTATCTTGACTACGATGCTGTTGACGAGGTGGAGCCCGACCCTGATTTAAACAGATACTCTGCCCACCCTGACTTTTCCCTGTGAACCGACAAGACTGGAGAAACACATGCCAAAAAAGCCCCCTTACAAGATGCCCAAGCCTGTTTTCAGGTACCCTGTTGCACCACCCACTTCCCAGACAGCTGTAACCACCACCCAGACCGTCACACAGCCCGCTGGTGAGCCGCAAAGCCTGTCCTTGGATGGTAGGAGTCCTTTGCCTCCAAAACCGCTTAAAAAGCCCCCTTCTATGAACCCCCCACCAAACCCTTCTGCACCCCCGCCCGAAGCTCCCAAGGCTCCCAAAAGATCCCCCGATCCGTACGAGTCGTTTACGCTTGATTTGGTGGTTTTGCACGTCCGGTTGCCCTTGTCCCTGAAGCGTGAAGTCCGGTTCGCGGCCCGTGCCTCTGGCGTCACGCTCTCGGCTTACGTGCGTGCTTGTCTGGTCAATGCCCTGCCTCCTGCCCCTGAGAAGCGCGTAGGGGCTCTAGGACACGTCTATCGGCGTCTGGTCGTGTGGTTTGCTGGGGTGAGATTCTAATGGCTCCCGAGACCCCCCAGACTCTACAACCCAGCCCTCTGACATACCTTTCCGTCTGTTCTGGGATAGAAGCCGCTACCGTGGCGTGGCATGACTTGGGATGGCAGCCGGTTGGTTTCTCGGAGATAGAGCCTTTCCCCTCTGCTGTCTTGGCGCACCATTATCCCAACGTCCCGAACTTTGGGGACATGTCGGCGTTACCCGCTCGTATCTTGTCGGGTGAAGTTGTTGCACCGGACATTTTGTGTGGTGGCACGCCTTGCCAGGCATTCAGTGTGGCGGGACTGCGACAGTCTTTGTCCGATGACCGTGGGAATTTATCCTTAACTTTTTGTGAGATCGCAAATGCAATTGACACTATTAGAGCAAGACGATGCGAGTCTGCCGGCATTGTCTTCTGGGAAAACGTCCCTGGGGTGCTTAACACCGCAGACAACGCCTTTGGCTGTTTTCTTGGGGCAATTGCCGGAGAAGATGGTGCATTGGAGCCGCCAAGGGGAAGGTGGAAGAACGCTGGTTGTGTGTTTGGACCACAAAGAGCAGTCGCGTGGCGCGTGCTTGACGCCCAATATTTCGGAGTGGCCCAACGCCGCCGACGTGTGTTCGTTATCGCAAGTGCTCGAGACGGGTTCAATCCCCTCGAGGTACTTTTTGAGTTCGACGGCGTGCGCAGGGATCTTGCGCCGAGCCGAGAAGCGGGGGAAAAAGTTGCCCCCTGCGTTACAAACGGCCCTCCTTTCAGTCGCACAGGCAACGAGCGCGTAGAGTGCGAGGCGATAGTGCCGGTTGGCAACGTACAAGGCGGGGACGTGACGACCTTGTCTTCACGCGAGTACAAGGGCTTGAGTTGTGGCAGGGACGGCATGACATCTGCTGCTGTCATACACACGGCACCCATAGCCCTGCAAGATGTCTCAGGTCGGGACAAGGCACAAAATGGTAAGGGCTGGAGTGAC